AAATTTGTCGTCGATGAATAGAAGTTCTTTTATTTGGTTTTTCATAATACTTTGATATAAATGCATATTACATTATATATCATCCCCCGTAAATAGAAAATAAACAGCAGACGTGAAAAAGGGACCTTGCGGTCCCTTTTGAGTATATTTTCTAGCCACCATTAAGGTGGCAGAAGGCTACATCAGGTTAGTGATGCGAATCTTGCGGAAGTAGATGTTCGTGCCCGAAGCCAACGAAGTGAACGGGTTAGCCACGAAGCCGTAACGAGTACGGAAGGCGAGCTTTGGCTGGAACGTGTTAGGGTCCGTAGCGCGGTAGAGCTGCAAAGGCACGTATGGGCAGTAGAAGGCGCCAGCATCGAAGCGGCTTGTTCCTTTGTATCCAACCATAAGGAATTGCTCAGCGGTCTGGTTAGCAGCGAACGGATCAACATACACTTTGTAGCGACCGTTAAGCACGCCAGCAAAAGTAGAAGAAGCCTCGTCAACCTTCAGGTCCGTGGACAAAGCAGGAGCGTAGTCAAGAACACCAGCCATTGCAAGAGCAGAAGCCACGTCTGACGAGCAGACAATGAAGTTACCCTTACCGCGACGAGTTGCTTGGTAGATTGCGTTTGCTTCACGTTCGATTTGGAACATTAGGCCCTTGAACTTCTCAACAGACCAACGGCCGTTAGAGTCAACGTCAAGGTCGAAAATACCAGCGGCTGCCGTGCCAACCTGCGCACCGACTACTGCCGATGTGTAGACCGTACGAATAACTTCGCGGTTGATTTCGTTGATGATTTCCTGGGAGAGGATGTTGCTCAGTTCAGCTTCTGCATCAAGGCCGTGAACAGCCTTCAAGTCTTGAGCCAATTCAACCGAGTACTCTGCCTTCAGTGCGCGTGAGGTCGCAACAACCGAAGTCTTCTCGATAGAGAAAGCCATTTGGTTGAAAGTACCACCAGCGTTAGGAGCAAGTGAACCGAGGTTTTCTGCTGCAGAGGTAGACATACCGGTACCGGTTGTCGAACCAGCTTCACCAGGACCACCAGCGTGCGTACCTGTACCAGCAAAGTCGGTATCAGCTTCGTTGAACAAAGCTTCTGGACCACCCTGTGAACCATACTTGGACTTCATCGCGAAGATAAGGCCAGTAGGCATGGTCATTGGTTGAACACCACACATGTCGTATGCGATCATGGCTGGCATAGCACGGCGAACCAGGCTAATCAACACTGGATCGAACTTAGCAACACCACCGGTGTCAGGCATTGCGCCGGCACTGTTGGCAGGCACATCTTCGAACAGGGCCGCGCGTTCTTCACGCTGAGCACGTTCTTGGTTTTCTAGGAGGACAGCGGTGTCCATTTTGCGCTGTGCGTCAGCGATAGCCGGCATCGAGCTGGATTCCAGAATCGGAGCCCATTTCTTTAGCAAGTCTTGATTAGTAGCCATTTTCTTATTCCTTTTAGTATGGATAGTTTATTTATCAAATCTAGATTTTAGATTTTAATATGTGGATCTTTCAATCGCGGTCAAGTATTGAGCCATCACTGGGTCAATCTTTGGTGCGACTTCATTCAACTCGGTCACTGGTGTGTCGGTCATGAATTCTTCAACGAGTGGTACTGCCGATGGCTTGGTGCTCTTGGAGAAGTAGCTCTCCTTGATCATCGCAAGTTTACGGTCAAAACCTTCATCGCTGTAGGTCAGTTCTTCGGCCAGGGCCCGAAACTTTTCAGCATCTGTCTCAACCAAGCCTTCAACAGCTTCATCGATCATAATCTGGCGACTAATCTCTTTGAGTGTTCCGGTAAGTTCAACAGTTTTCGCAACCGCTTCATCGAGACGTGCTTCCAGTTCCTGTACTTCGGTCTGAGCAGCTTCTACCAAGTCGTATTTTTCATCTGGTACATCAATGTAGTGACTCTCGAAGACTTCCTTCATTCCGGAGACGAAACTTTCAAGAATTTCAGTCTTAATTCCGCGGTTAATTGCTAGTTCATTCTTTTCCATCCACTGCTCAACCATGTAGTCGAGATATCCATCAACTTTGTCAACTAGACTTTCTTTCAATTCAGTAGACTCTTCAAGAGCCTTCTGTTCAAAACCTTCTTGCAGTTCAGCCGTCAACGCGGCCACTTCCTGCTCTACGCGCAATGCAACGGCAGCTTCGAAGAGCTCGGTTGCATTTGCTTTAAATTCTTCAGAAAGCTCTTGGCCTTCAAATAGGTTACCTAGGTCCATGTGTGTTTCCTCAGATTCTTTTACTTGTTTCTTGTCTTTAAGGGCTTTAACCATATCTTCTTCTTTGTCACCGTCTTTGTCGGCATCAATGAAGTCTGGCTTTTCGTCCGAATCTTCTTTGTCATCGGTCTCGATTTCGGACTTGCCTTCGGAGCCTTCTTGTTCATCTTCGGTGTCGCACTTCTTTGCTTCCTCGAGAGCAAGGGCTTCTTGTTCTTTGAGGTTCTCAGCGAGTTCGGCCAGTTGAGCCAATTTATCTTCTACGGTTTGCATAAAGTTTCCTTCGGTATATATTATTTATAAACTTGAGTTTTCGGTTACCATCAATATAGATTTACTGCTTCATCGAGATTTCGCACATGAAGTCGGTAAAGAGTTTGAGTTTTTGCGACTCATTCAATTTAGGTGTGGTATCTATAATTTTTTTATATTTTTCCACTACCCGACCGTCGTCTGTAATTGTCCATTCCTGCGATTCATTCACAGCCGATACGAATGCATTAATTGCGCTTGGATCAGACACTGCGTCAATAGCAAACAACTGGAAGTCATTTTGCACTACAGTCACGCCGTTCGATTCCTTGATCGAGCCCAGAGCCCGAGTAGAAACACCCATCTGCACACCACCCTCAAGCAAACCCCGTAGGATTTGGCCCTTGGGCGTATTTAACACTTTGGCTTTACCAATCACGTTGTTACCAACAAGCTTGAGTTCGGTAACCAAGTGGGAAGCATACTCTGGTTTTACTTGTGGGCGACCGTCTGGGTGCGAAAGTTCTCCCAGGGCACGCTTTTTGTCCACGAACTCAAGAATATACTTATCGATCGCTGCTTCCATAACGGCGAGTGGGTAGATACGACCGTTGCGGTTGAGCTGTTCGGCCTCGGCAAAGATACCGCGCATGTATAGATCTGCTGGCTTTCCGGCTACGCCTTCCTCCAACACGTATTCCACGAGGCTCGGTTCTACATATTCTTTGAGTAGTATAATTTTAGTTCTCCTTAAGATCCAACGAGCGCCGGATTATCGAGTGGGCCGAATTGGTGCGGCTCGATTCTAGATCTGTAACCAGCAACTTTACGAAGGGTGATATAGCATTCACCAACACCGGTGATCGTTACAACTAGTGGGAAGGTGTTGCCGGTATTATCGGAGTATCCACCGTTGCCAGACATATCGAGTTCACCCGCATTCTGCTGCAGGTTCAGAACCGAGATGCCGTTGCGGGTGATAGCAATACGATCTGCTGCACCAGGTGAGATATTCCACTGCACATACGTGATGTTGACTGTTGGCGTACCTTGAATAGCCATGGTGGGGGAAAGCAAGTCGGTATTCAAGTTGATCGTGCCAGAGGCCCCGAACACCTTAACGATGGCCAAGGTTTCCGTTTGTTTGAGAACTGTGATCGGCATTTTATTCCTTCGTGAGTTTATCAGCAGCAGTCTCGACACCGGTTAGGCGCTTGAGTGCTTTATCGCGGGAGGCAGTAGCAGCATGGAGTGCCGCAGCGCCTGATGCTTTTTTGATGTAACGCCCCAGGGTGCCTTCGTCCAGTTCGTCGGATTCTATAAGCTTGCCTGTATGGCTACGCTGCTCCACGTTAGCACCAGCAAACTTTTCATCACGATCTTTTTCTGCACTGGCGCGGTCCGGGTAACTACCCAAAGTTGCCGGGCGTCCGTCTTTGTTGGTTATGTGGAAACGGTTGGCCTTTTTTGGCTGCTTACCTGGAATACCTTCATCCAGTTCTTCGGACTCCCGAATTGCCGGAGATAGGCCACCCTTCTTTGCTGATTCAAGATCGCGCGTGCCATGCACCTCAACCGAGTCGTTCTTTTCGGCCCAGTCATTCAAGTGATCCGAATGCTTGAAGGTTTTTCTCCAAGGTGTGCGCTTCATGCCGCGAATGCCTTGGGCCTCGATGGTATGGCCCTTTGGGGTCAAGCCTTCATCCAGATCACCCAGAGCTTCCTTCACTAGGCGCTTAACTGCTGACCCGATACCGCCGAGTCGCTTATCGGCCTTCTTATAGTTGGAAAAAACATGCTTCGCATCACCACCATGGGCAACGGCAGTTATAGCCTTACCGGTGTCCATGGAGGTCTGCTTTAAGTCACCAGATGCTTTTTTGACATATGCGCCCAGAGTACCCTTGGATAGTTCTTCCAAACGAGTCTCAAGCAACAGAGTAGCAGATTCAATTTTTCTTATGTTCTCAATTTCAGCGACCGAGCCACGGATCAGGCTATGCTGTTGCATACGAGCTTCGTGGATCATCTTCTTCAAGAATCCGTCAGACTTTTGCTCCAGCGGTGCTGCAGCGGCAAGTCTCTCTTGCCGCTGAGTTTCTAGAAACTCAGCAACTTCATTGATGGCAGTGCGGTGGTTCATTATTCTTTTTCCTTGTTCCGAAATTCTTTTAGTGAGAGTTGCATTTTTCTTATGTTAGCTATTCTTATAGGTATGGCTTATTTGTTCTTCTTGGATGCAACCCTCACCAAAAGAGTTTCCTCTTTTGTTATTTATCCCCTGGGATTCCTTACTTATTTTTCAGCACTAAGTTTATACATCTCTTGCTCTTCTTCGGACAAGTTAAGATATTCTTCCTCGGAGATTTCCTCGGATTCATCCACAGCCTGGAACATTGACTGGCTGATTTCCATGCGACGATACTCGATTGCATCTTCCATTTTGGCTTGCATGATGTCACCAAAGGTTGATTCCATGTCACGGGTCTTGCCAGTTTCGATCATGTTAATTAGTTCAAAGGTGTTGCTCATTTTTTAGCTCCAAGTTTCTGTGTGTGTAATTCTTCGGATTGCCGAATCTTTTGCTCGTGCGCTTCCTGACTTTGATCCATTGCTAGATCCTGGGCGGGGTCGCCTGGTTGCTCCTCGCCGCCCTCTTCTTGTTCTACAGGTTCAGCTGCAATCTCTGCCTTAATCTGCTTATCCATCTCAACTATCTCTTCGTTGTCAAACATGAGAATGTTTTTCTGGACCCAGGCCTTGGAGACATACTTGCCAACATAGTTATCAACCAGCGCTAGTGTGTTCAACCTATTGGTAAGAATCTCTGTGTTCTTTAGCTCGGTAAAGTGGTTGTCCTTGATGAAGTCAAAACGAATCTTGGACTTTATTTCATCCCACTCGTCTAGCCTGATGAGGCCCTTTGAAACAAGTTGTGTCTTTAGGAGGTCGTGGAAAACAGAGGAGAAACGAATCCTCAATCTGCCCACAAACTTACTGAACTTCAGTTCATCTCGTGTTACCTCGGACGAACGCCCAAGGCTGAATCCGGTTTCTGGCTTCAAACGACCGATGGGCACGTTCAAAGACTGATACAACTTATTCTGGAAGTAGTCAATAAAATCCGACTGGATCAGTGACTGGCTACCTTGGAGAGTAGTAATCTCAGTGGCCTTGGAATCTCGCCGTGCCATCCAAAAATCTTCCGTCATCGAAAGATTTCGTTTTGAATCGGCAATCTCGCCTGTCGCCGCGTTATAAACAAGCTTGTTCTTAAACTTGTTCATAATGTCTGTTACATATTGTTCGGCCTTCACCTTAGGAAGGTTACCAACGTCAATATAGAATATACGGCGATCGGGCGCGCGTGTCATGGTGTAGATAACAACGGCATCTTCAATCATGCGAAGTTGGTTGGCTGGCTTGATGACCTTCTGAAGGAAACCGACCACGCTTCCCGAGAGCGCATCAACGGAACCAGAGTGGACCATCACAACCGAATCCTTGGTGAGTTTCACACCCTGGATGTTATTCTCGGTGATACCCTTATCGTTGTAGATATAGTATTCTTCAATCGATTGAACAATATCAATGCCTGCAGCATTCTTGCCACGTTTGATGTTTTTGATCTTCTTGATCTTGAGTGGATCAATCAATCGGAGTTCGGCTATACCCTTTTTAACATCGTTGTTAACAAACAAGATGTGATAATACAGACGACCATCAACGTACCACTGCCTAAAGATATCATGACCTTCATCATTGAACTCAAGTTTATTGAGAATCTCTTGGAAGGCCTCTTGAAACTTCTTCTTTAGAGGCTCACCAATTTTCAAGTTATCCAACTCAAGCTTTACTGGATAATCATCCTGATCTGTAACAATACATTCATTGATGATATCAGAGATAGCAGAATCAACTTCTGGTTGCCCCGCGACATCCCTGTATCTCCGAATCTGTTCGTTTTCAGTTTTAACAACGCCATCGATATCGTAGGCGGTTCCCGTCCAACCACCCACAACGGCGGTGTTGTCTATTACTAGTGCCCCGTCATTTTTATTAGGAGAAACTACGGATGGGATTTGTTTGTCGCTACTGTTTTTGAAGCTAAAACCAAAAATATCGGAAAAACTGGCCATTATGAGTTCTGGTTAAAAAATTTATTTATAGGGGCTCTCGCCCCATGTATAAATTATGCCGGTTCCCAATAGTTGTAGGCAAACGATACTGGGTATTCTTGAATCTGGTTGTTAGCGTCCCAGCTCAACTGAATTTCACCCACGTTTGTTGGATATGCATCCACAAACTTATATTTTTTTACCACGATATCCGAACGATCCATTTGGTGAACTTCCATATCGACCTGGTAGCTCAACGGGGCCATCAGACCGTTTGTGGAGCTTGAATTGGAGATAGAGTTAACCCAATCTTCAAATGCGTTGCGGAGGATAAAGTCGTTATCGTTGTACACAGAGATATTCCATGGTTGGAATGTACGCTCGCCAGCGAAGTGAACTTCACGACCGCGATACATCACAGGAATATCAGCCACAGTGCTATCTGGGATAGAAGCTGATTTGGCCATGAATGTTACCTTGTTAGAGGCAAGGGCCCCCGCTGCAACAACAGCCGGGAATGTGATGATACACTGGAACTGGTTAGAGCGCGCTCCACCAGCCAGCATGTTGGATTTGAAACTTGAGATCGTTGCCATTTTATTTCCTTGTTATTTTATATAGATTAGGCACCTAAGTGCCTAATTTTTAGACCGAACCGGCGATTTCAGAGAAGCTCACACCGGTACGAACAGCCACGAAGTTGAGTTCGATGTTGTTGATCGAGCGGGCTGGCTTGATGAAGATGCTAGCAATAAAGCGGTTCGTATCAATTACTTGACCGGTGTTATTAGTTTCATCGCACACCACGCGGAAGTCGAAGATACCACGACGACCTTGCACGTCCCGGAGGAAAGGCGTGATCGTTGAAACAAAGTTAGCCCGGGTGATTGCATCGTTGAATTCAAACAGCTGGAACTTTGCTGCGGTAGCAATAGATTTTTCTAGGGTGATAAACAAGCGACGCACGTTGATACGATCAAACGCGGATGGCTTTGAGAGACCGGTCTTGTCGCCGTAAAGAACAACGCCTTGGCCCGGGAAGGATACAACCGGGTTGATACCAGATTTGTACAGATTATCACGATCAGTTTTCACTGGCGAGTAGGCAAGCTTAACAACGTTCTTGATACCACCGCGATTCAGACCAGCTGGAGAGAACCATGGGTCGTTGGTTTCGTCGGTACGAGCGCACAGACCAGCGATATCGCCGTTCAGTGCAACCCAACGGTACTTGTCGTTGTATTTGTCGTACTGGTATTTGAATCCGGTATCGAGAACCATATACGAGCTCGATGGAAGCAGGTTACGGAAGGCAACGATCTTATCTGCAATATCCGATGTGTTACCGATGAGAATATCACCAGACACAGAGACAGGAGAGATAAATGCAATGCAATCCTTACGGGCTTCTGCAATATTCTGCACAACATAGTTTGCAACAGTAGCAGAGGCACGTCCGCACATCAGCAAGCTGATATCCAGAGTTTCTGCATTGCCGAACAAATCGAATGCCATAATTTTCTGGCCATCAGTCGAGCTGAAGTGATCGACGCCACCGGCAAGAGTGCGAGTGAAAGAACCGACCATGCCGTATGCAGCTGCGTTAGCCTGAGCTCCCCAGTTTGCTGCATTTACAGGGTGATCCATCCACCAGATATACTTCGACTGAGTGTTCAGAACAGCTTGGTAGTATGCGTTTGAACCATCTTCCTTCTTGCCGTCGGATGCCTTGGATACGTACGCAAAGGTTTCGAGCACGGTACCAGCAACACCAGACCAGCGTCCGTTTGTGTCTATAACAACAATATGAAGTTCATCATTGGTCGACTGGTTAGCAACAGCAAAAGCCGAAGTATTTGGGGCCGTATCAAAGAATGAGTTGTATTCCCACACAGAAAACGGTGACGTTAGCTGAATAGAAACCACACCCAGTGTAGCTGCTGTGCCAGCACCGCCACCCACCAAGGCAACGGTCGGAGCTGCTACATAAGCGGCACCAGCGTTGTTGATAACAATACCGGTTAGGGTGCCGGTTGTTCCACCAGACAACACAGCAGTAGCCGAAGCTTGTACAGCATTAGGGCCAGCTGGTGGTGCAGAGATCGTGATCGTTGGAATAGAGGTGTAACCAACACCAGCGGTTTCAATTGCAATGTTAGTAACACGACCTGCTCTAGCCCCGTCACATACAGACACAGCCAAGCTGTTTCCCAATGCGCCAGGATACTTAGCAGCGAACTCGCCCACAACGGCTTCACCATTTGAGTACAAGTTGGTGTAATCAGCTTCGTTGTTGATTTTAACGCCAGCGAGGACGGTTACGATTGCACCGGCGGTCGCACCCGATCCGGATCCGTGCGTGATTGTTACGGAAGGAGCAACAGTATATCCAGAACCAGGGTTAGTAACCACAAATCCGGTGATACCGCCGCCTGTTACAGTCGCCGTCACGGTTGCGGTAACACCGGCTGGAGGTGCAGAAACGGCCACGGAAACAGCATTTACGCCGGTAGAGGTGTAACCTGCTCCAGCGACACCCGGTGCAACCGATTGAAGGCTGAACGAGAGCTCCGAAACCGCATTGCGCTGGTTGGTCGTGTTGGTACGAACGACTAGGCAGTTATTGCTATAAGCCAGGAAGTTAGCTGCTACCAACCATGATCCAGCATTAAAGTCGTTTGGTTTGCCAAACTGCTGCACCAAAGTATTTTCTGAGCTGATGGTTTGAACATCCATAACTGGGCCCCAGGCAGCATCAATTACTGCCCCGCCGACCGATGTGGATACTGCAGGAACAACCGCGGTTAGATCAACCTCGCGAACTGTAACAGATGGTGAAAGTGAGAACGCCATTATATTTCCTTTGTTTTGATATCAATCTTATTCGCCAGCAACAGAGCTGACAAACGGCATTGTGTTTCTATAGTTTATTTATATTATCTCGATTTCTAAAATTGAAAGTTATCAACTTCTTCTTCGAGGCCGTTGGTGAAAAACCCGATTGGGAGAGTGTTTGATTCCTCTTCCGCTGCCCGCTCCTCAATAATTCTATTTCTAACCGAGATATCCGTGAGCTCCTCGAACTTTACGGTCGAGACTAGGTACCCGAACATCACCAGGCACATGGCCAGATCATCGTTCCCCACGTCGGCCGCATACGAGTTCTTGTGTGCAACAAAGTTACACAGCTCGATGCGGATATCGTAGTCGTTCACCTCGAGCTTGTCGGTCTCAATAAGCTGCTTGAGTTGATCGCACCCAATTCTCTTG